CTGAACTGCGAAGAGTTCATGGTAAGTAAATTTCCTTTTGGTGCGTTTCCTAGATAGGCCATGAATCTCCTTACGTACTTATTGCATCAACAAAAGAAGATATTATATCTAAACTTGATGCCGTATCACTACGAGCTTTTAAAGTATCACCACTTTGTAAAACTATTTTTGAACCTCCATCTATAAGTTCTAAAGATCCGCCACTAACTATGGGCGCACCTTTAATTAAATTATATTCTGCTCCTCCATTTAAAATAAATACATCCACATTAATTGTAGAGGTAGTTACATTTGCGCATCTTATAGAAATAACCGCATCATCAGAATTAGCTGTACGTAAAGTTGCAGAACTCGTACCTACGTTTCTTTGTATATCTCGTTCAAAATCTTGTGCCATAATTCTCCTTATATATTAATCTTGTTTAAAGTGCAATGGCCATCGCCACGGCAAAACCAGCTGATACTCCTGCTGATAAAACCTCTCCATTTGCTGTTACTGTTCCAGTAACTGTTAGATTTCCAGCAGAAGATAAAGACATTTTTTCAGAAGCTGCTTCACTTGCTGCTGTTTTAAAACTTAATTTTGTAGCATTAGAAGATGAACTAAAATCACCTTCAGAAACCGCTTCAATACCTGCGGCAACTAATATTGCATCTGTTCCTGTTCCTTCGTCTGGTGCTTGAAAATCTATTTTACCTAAAACATCATTTGCAGCAATATCTGTTTCACCTGTTTGTAAAGTTAAAACAAAAGGGTTATCATCACCTGTATCTAAAGATTTAAATATAAAACCATCATTTTGATGTATAATTCTTGAAATGTTTGTAGCACCCAAGCTAATAAGAGCACCGTTAGATCCCATAAAAATATCATCACCAACACCAATATCGCCCACAAAAGTAACTTGTCCTGCTGCCTCAATAGTCATTGCATTTGCAGTTGTTGCATTTCCAATAGTACCATTATCTTTAATTTTTATATCGTCTGCAAAAGTTACTATTCCATCACTATCTCCAGATATCCATGTTGTAGTTGTTGAACCATCATAACCAGCTATTTTTAAAGTTCTATCACCATCTGCTGCAGCTGCATCTACGCTTCCTATTATTACGTTACCAGCTCCTTCTGTAATATTGTCTCCTGCTTGATGCCCTATTAAAATATTGTAATCAGCATCAGCGTTGTTCATTTGTTCACCAGCTTTAAATCCTATTGTGGTGTTACCAGTTCCATTAGCTAATAAGTATGATGATCGTGCGCCCACAGCTGTGTTTTCAGATCCACTGTTATTTACCGCTAATGAATCTTGACCTAATGCAGTATTTGAATTACCAGATGCGTTTGCACTTAAAGCCCCAAATCCTACAGCAACATTATTATCTGCCGTGACCAAAGCATCTAATGCTGTGGTACCTATACCAACGTTACCATTTGCATTATTTAAAGTTCCTGTAGTATTGTGACCAATCAATAGTGAATTTGTAAAATTTGTTCCTTGATTTTTACCTAAGATTACATCTTTACCGCTGTCTGCTGTGATTGTGCTATTAAATGTGGCTTTACCTGCTTCTGCGCCATCTAACACAAGCATATCTACAGTGGAACCACCATCGTTACCTATAAATTCAATTTTCTTATCTTGGTTTGATGTAAAATTAGCATTAAAATCACCATCTCTTTGAACTTTAAGAAATAATGTTGAACCATCTCTAAAAAATATTTCATTACTTTCTGAACTTAATGTTAATTCTCCTTGAGCATTTACATTAATATGATCTGAACCAGCAATTGTTAAATGTGTACCATCACCAGATATGGTCTCACCTGAATCTCCGAACTCAATTGTTTTGTTTGCAGCTAAAACAACTTTATCAGCGAATGTTAAGGCACCTGCACTGTCTCCAGATATCCAAGTTGTAGTTGTGGAACCATCATTACCGGCTATTTTTAATTGTCTGTCACCTGTTGCTGTATCTACATCCACACTACCAATTACAACATTACCAGCACCAGATGATATATTATCTCCAGCTTGAAAACCTATTACTGTGTTGTAAGCGGCTGAACCACCACTCATAACTAAACCAGCTTGTGAACCTACAGCAGTATTATTTGAGCTACTTGTTGCATCTCTTAAAGAATTAAGACCTATTGCAGTATTATTGCTTGAATTTGTGCTTGTTACTAATGCTGTGCTTCCAATGGCAGTATTACTAGAACCTGTAGTCAATGAAGTTGCAGAGTTGTATCCAATTGCTGTATTATTGGTTCCAGATGTGATTGCATCTAAAGAAACTATACCAATACCAGTATTTCTAATAGCACTAGATAATGTTCCTGAGTCTGAATGACCTAATAATAATGAGCCAGTAAAATTTGTTCCTTCAAATTTACCAGGCACAAATTTACTTGCGGGTAAAGTACAGAATACAATTTTAGTTCCTGCAGAAAAGTCTACAGCGCTATCGCTATTTGATGATGAAATAATTTCTGTTCTAGCTAACTGACCTGCAGAAATAGTTCCACGACCTACTTCAAACTCAGTAGTTCCAGGTAGTTCTATTGCATAGAAAGTTGTGTTACTATTACCAATAGCCGATGAAAACGTTTCAAAACCTTGAACTGCACCATCTAAAGTAAGAGTGCCTGTTCCCGTTGTAGTAGACGTTTCTTTAACTCTATCGTTAAATACAAGTGCCATTTATTTAATCCTTAAAATTATGCGTCGCCAAGTCTAATGATAGCTGCAGAACTAGATGCGGCTGGGAAAACAATTTGAAAATCTCCACTTGTAGAAGTTTTTGTTCCTCCAAAATCTAGAACTAATACCGCTTCATTATTTGAACTACTCTTATAAATTAATGCTCCTACCGCAGTAATAGATGCTGAAGACCATGTTGTATCCGCAAAGTCTACATACGCAATATTACTACTAATTGCTACACCAGCATTGGTTAAAGTATTTCCACCTGTTGTATAACCACTACCACTTGCAACTTCATTTGAAGCTCCTGTGTAAGTAGTTGTAGAAGTACTGAAACCACCTAAAGATGTAAACAAAGCAATTTTAAAAGTATTTCCACCTGATGAATCAAAGTTGAAAGTGCCTTTTAAAAGATCTGTTTTAAAAGAGTCAGGTACTATATTAGCCATAAGTTATCTCCTTAGTATTTTGATGGTGACTCAGATTTCATTGGAGTACGAATTGCACCATCTTGCCATTCGTCTCGGCGTCTTCTACCTTGTTGTTCGATAGAATACGATTGTAAAGCTCTTCGATAAGACCCTTCGTAGTATTGTAACATATCTGCGGGTCCTTTCAAGTATCCGTATGCTTCTACCAGAGCAGCATACAAAAGTAAATCTTGATATTTGTTAGATATGTAAGTTCCAGTGGAACTAACGCTAGAATCAGTCAAACTTGTAGGTTGTTTAACATAAGCCATAGTAATTTCATATGTAGAATCAGGCGTAGGAGCCACTACCCAAAAGTTAGCGTCCCAATTAGCATAATACTTAGGAAGACCCGATTGAGTTGCTGGAGTGTTATAATACTCAGACATAAAAGAAGTATCTCTTTTTTCTAAAAATGTTTGTTTATTGGAACTGTCTTTTAATTGAATATATCTAATAAATCTTAAATCAGTTGGAATAGTTACGTATCTATTACCTGTAACTAAATTAGATGTTGCATAAAATCTATTATCATCAGAGTCAGAATCTCTGTATATTCTGTTTTCTGCATTTTTAATTATGGTGTTTAATACACCTGTAGAAAATACTGTGCTATCTACTTCAGTATAATCTTTAATATCGTCTTGTAAGTTTGTTAAAGTGTAAGCCATATTATGGTGTTAACGTAACAGGTCCTGCTGTTACCGTCATTCCTCCTGCATTTTCTGTTACCGTTGGTGTTCCACCTAAAGTAAAAGTATATTTATCTGCGTTTACTTTTGTTATAGCATAACCAGATGCACTTTCAAAGACTGTATATGCTATGCCTCCTGGACTTCCATCTACATTTCTAAACACAACTGTATCCGATGTGCTTCTCCCGTGTGCAGGTTCAGTTACTGTAACTGTTGCGGATCCAGAGGTAGTTTTAAATGGGTTACCTGGTAATAAATTTTGTGTCGTAGGTTCTGTTCTTGCAGGTCTTGCATTTGTTAAACCTTGTCCATCTGATGGAGTTGGTTTTGGTTGAAGCTGTGGGTGTTTAGCTTCATACTCTGAAACATGCACAAAAGAACCGTTCCATTCTTTTACCATTTCATTATATGGAAACTCCATGCCAGATCTGTCTGATATAGCTTTTGCATATTTACCTTTTGCTAAGTTTCCCATTATAATCCTTCATAATAAGTTTTAGGTGTTATAAACGAACTAGTAGAAGAACCATCTTCTTGTAACGCTCTTTGTAGTTCATCTTCATATAACATTTTTAAAACTTGAACTCTTTCTGGTGCAAATTTAATTGCTAAATAATATGCAAGTCCTGTCACCATACAAGGTACAAATCTATATGGCACATCTGCATCGTTAGTATAGTCTCCTGCATCTTGAATTCTTTTTGCGTAATAGTAATTTAATTTTTTACCAGCTTCATCTGTTCCAGGAGTCAGATATAAAGTAACTGTAATTTTATCTATAAATCTTTGTACAAAATATTGTGTTGGTACACCTTTATCTGATTTGTTTGAAAATGATTGATACTCTGATCTATTTATTTTTGTAAGTGGAAAATCTATATTGTCTGAGTTTCTATAACTTGCTTCTAATATATCTTCTACCCCATAAACTGCTGTTGCATCTGATGTACCATCAGATGTTGATCTAAACATTGTATAAACAGATTGACCATTAACTAATGTAATTGAATTATTTGCAATTTCCCAATAATGCAAACCTCTGTTTGCCCATTCTTGAAATAAAATATTTAATGATCTTCTTGCACCTTTTAACTGATATCCCGATACACCTTGAATACCAATTCTTTCATAAGCTTCTTCTACAATATCAGCAATAGAAAAACCTTTTTCAAAAGTTGCTGTTCCAGAGGTAGTGTTAGCCATTTAACCTCCTATTTATCAATCAATATAGTCGCTTCAACATTAGCACCGATAGCAGAAGTAGTCATACCACTTTCAAATAAAATTCCATCTTCAGGAATATTGAAAGCAAAAACATCTCCGGCTGGACAGCTTACTAAAAACTGAGTTACCCCACCTGATTGTAAAGTAATTGATTGAGTATCAGAAGCATGATCATTTTCTAAAATGATTCCTCTTAATCTAGTTCTTCCTGCGAATACTGAACCTGTTCCTGTAACTCTTACTGCTTTTACATCACTTTTCATAATTTTATATTCTCCGTTAAATTTATATGGGCCCGAAGGCCCATATTAAATTAATTATTATGCTACTGTTGCACCGCTGTTTGCGATAACAACCCAACCAATTGTGTTTGCATAAAGCAACGCAACTGTGTCATTTGCATCGTTGAACGTAATTGTACTTCCGTTTGCAAAAGTAGTTGGAGTTAAAGTTCCATCTCCACCATCAACAACCATAGTGATGATTTTAATTTGACCCACTGAACCATTTGCAAGTGTTAATGCATTTGCTCCAGTAGTTGTTAACTCTGTAACTAAGTTAGTTGTATCAACTGCACCAGCACCAGATAAAGCTTGAACTCCACCTGTGATTCCTTTTCCTAAACTTGCGTTAGTAGTAATCGCACCAGTTGTTGCATTTTTTGTTATTACATCGAAACCGTTTTCTGATCGGACCGGTCCTGTAAATGTAGTATTTGCCATAGTATTATCCTCCTAGTTTTCCGAACATAGTCTCTAGGCCGTCGACTATACGCGTCCATGTTCTAATAATTGTATAGTGATTAATTTATATACTAGATTTATATAGAGTGCAAGAGATCCCGTAGTGTGGATTGGATTTTTCCAACGATGTAGCTTTTTATTAAGTAGCTACAGAAACTTGTGGAGCAGATTTAGCAGCTTTTGCTTCTGCCATTTTTATATGGTTTATCAACTCTCTAACTTTGTGGTCGATTCTAACCATATCAAGAGTATATCTTCCATTACTCTTATGCTCTTGCTCCCACTTCTTGTCTAGAGCTTTTTTCTGTTGGTAAAGCTCCTGGATGTGGTTGTCCATTTATAACCTCCTCATAGGTTATTCTGTGTTTACGGGTATCATACATATCTCCCGTATACTCCCAATTTATATCATTTTCTCCTAACTTGTCAACAATTGCTTGTTCAAGAGAAATGGGATCATCCTTAGATTGGACTTCAAATTTTGCGTAGTGATCGTAGGCTAATATAGTTACAATAAATTTTTTCATAGGTTTGTCTTTCTAATTTTTAATTGTGGCGGAACAGTGTCCCGCCACAAAAATTTAGGTATTAAGCACCTTCAACACCGAAGATACCTCTAAAGTCAGAAACTCCAAATGAGTATCTTTCTCTAGCTTTGTATCTAACGTTGCCAGTATCGAAATCACCTTCCATAGCAGTTTTAATAGCTGCTCTTTGGAAGTATTTCATACCATTAGGTACATCTGTAGTGATATAGAACGCATCTGTATCTGTTAAGAAATTGTTAACCACATAACCTTGTGGAACCATTCCCATAGATCTTACAGCGTTGATATCATTATCAGCTGTTCCAACTCTTTTCTCAGACTTCATAAGTCTTTCAGCTGTGAATTGTAGCTCAGAAGGAATGATCATTTTCAATCCTCTTGCTGCAATTTTTAAACCTCTTTCATCTGTCATTTGAGCGATATCAATTAAAGATTGCTCTAATGAAGTTTCATTAAGGTCAGCTTGAGTTGTTAAAGTGTTTTTAACTGTACCAGCGATTGTTGGGTGAGCTGTGTTAAATAATGAAACACCATCACCTGAATCGAAGTTATCAGTTGTAGGTAAACCTTGAATTAAAGGGTTTACTGCTTTCACTTGTTTAGTTTGTGCCATTGATCTAGCTAACGCTTTTGTGTATCTAGATGCTAATCTGTCATACAGATTATCTTCAATAGCTTCTTCAGTAATCGAGAATGCTAAAGCCACTGTCTCGTGAGTGTATCTAGCAGTGTAAGTCTCTTGAGCATTGTCAAAAGTCACTCCAGAACCCTCAGCTTTAACTTGAGCTTGAGCAAATCCTGATAACATTACTTCTTCTTCAAACGCTCTGTCAGAAGATTCAGTAGTGTATATTTCAGCATGTTGATTCTCGTACTGTTTATATTCCAGGCCGAATA